AGCGTTCAATTCGACGCTAGAGCCGTTTTGAGGCATTGAGTCTCTAATGGTTCTGTTCCAATATAAGTTAAACAAGGGTCCCAAGAGGGGTCGTAGAATGATGTTAATCAAACTAGTTCTGCGCACTTCACTTTCGATCCATGTTGAATCTCAAGGTATCTCATTTAACTTAATTAATTAATCACCACTGGATGTGATGTTAATTACTTCTATTAGATATTTTGATAGCTTTGTGGACGGTTCGTGACCAACCTCTAAATAATTTGGCTTGGTAAGGTAATTTCATTGATGGAATTACCGCCACTTTGTCTGCTAGTTTATGAACAGCAATGCTTTGCACTGCTTTCATTCTAGTAACAATTAAATAACATTGTAAACACTCATCTAGTGTTTTTAATGCATTTAAATCAAATCCATTTAGAGTTCTTCGAAGTTGTCTGATAATATGAGGCGCTTCATCTTTAGTTAATGCCCATTGAAGTTTCTTCATTTGAGCAATAATTTCAGATTTAACGACCTCAGGTGTCAGACCTGAAATCTCAGTGTGTTTGTCTTGGACAAACTCAAACTTAGAAGAATGGGAATCAACCCAGTCTGTGATTACGTAAGGTACATTATAGTACAAGGCATCGAATCTATCTTCATCAGATATTTCGAATACCGCTGATCCGTAATCAGAATCCCACCCATCATCACCTGATGATTTGAAACCGTTGTCAAGATCATCTAGGATAGGTTGTAAAACTTGTGCTTTGAAAGCAGGTACGTTGACGTTTAAATCAACAGGTACCTTACTTCTGAGATTTAAAACCTCAGTAGTCATGTCTATTTTAGCTATATTAGCTAAATAAACAACTTTCAGAGCATGGTTAAGTTTTCTAAAAGAATCCTTAACAGCTTTATGACCAAATCCTAAGATAGATGCTTGCCGCGTAAAATTCAAATTATGCGCTTTAGCGAAAGCTACCCAATGAGAAGCTGCTCCAGGTCTTAAACTTAAAGAAAGATCTCTCAATGAGATAGGACTAACGTCCATACCATCAATGAAAGTTCTTTTGGCAAATTCTAATCCTTTACCAGATGGTGAAAGAATAGATTTGTTCAAGTTTATAGCAACTCCAATATCTGACATTAATTTCAGATATGATTTTGCTACCTGTTTATCACATATAACTAAGTCATCCCCTAAAAGGGCATAATTAGTATACATGATTCCAGGAGACACGAAGCCGATTCTCCAAGCGGAAACTTGGACTAAGAAATGGTGAGTTAAGGCTAGCATAGCCCAGCTACTTAAGGCACCCATTGGTTGTCCTACAGAGTATTTTACAAATCCCGATAATCCATGTTTTGAATTATCGTATTTAGGATCTGAAGAAAATCTGTATGATCGATTTACTAAAATTTGAGCCCAGTTTGTTCCAAAATCTGGAACTGCACTGAACCAAACATTTAGTAATCTTTCTTGGATTACAATAGGTAGTCTATCAGTAGCTGCAGACAAATCTAGAGAATAAAATTCTTTAGCTTCAAGTCTGAGCAATCTGTAGATAGGTTTTAACTGGTTAAATGTACCATCCATAGGGATTGATCTTAATAACTTAAAGATCAATTTATGGAGAGGATACAATAGCCATTGTGTAAAATTATCTACAATCGCAAAAACTCTCAGTTTTCCTGCCGCTTCTTCCTTAAAACTTAGTTTTCCAATAGACAATCTAGGTTTAGACATGCTCATCAATGTCCCACTCTGCATGTAGTTATCTACAAAATTAAGCAGTAATGGGTGATAAGCCTGAGCTAAAGATCTAAATTGATCTACAAAGTCAGATTTGACTAAGGCGGCTAATGATCTAAACATCACAAGTGGATGTGTAGACCATAAGTTACCGTCTGAATCACTAATGTTGTTAGGAGAAGACTTCAAAATAGTAAATAATTTCTGATAGCTTTGTAAGAAAGTTAGAGGATTATATAACATAGTCCATTTTCTTCCTATAAAGCATCTCAAGAATAATTTATAATATCTTGAAGGGATAAATTGTAAAGGGTTCTCAACACCATCTTTTAAGATAGTGTCTAAGTTAACTTTATATTGAGGTACTACAATTACTCTATAAGAATAGAATAATGTTAAGTAGAATTTCAATAGAAAGTACTTACCCGGTTTATTATTTAATATAATAGACCGATGAGAACTCTGTATAATTCTAGGCAGTAAAGAACCTTTGGTTCTCGAGATTCTAGCACCTAACGGTCGCATATCTCGGACCTTATAACCACTCGCTGCTTGTTGTAAAGCAACTTGGGCGGCCTTCAAGTACATAATAAGTCCTTTATCACCTTGTGATTTCTGGATTGCTTGAAGCTGTCTATGTATATCGATAAGAATTGAAAAGAAACTTTTCGAGACTCGTCCTCCAACAATTAATTTAATCTTAGCAAATAAATTTGCAAAGATCAAATTAGTTGTCGCACCTGCTTTTACACAGATGATGTCACTCATGTGTTTGTAATCGAAGCCCCATCTGGAAAATCTAAATAAATTTTTCATTGATGATGAGTTTAGTCGCGCATCATACCTTTAGGGGTATGAGCCACTTTACTCCCTCCGTTTTCCACGGTCAGGAGGGCTTCTATTGCCTAATTAAACTAGACTTAGCGAAATAGCATTTCAGTTTTGGAATGTCCAGTAGCTACACTGTTTCTAGTTAATTAGTTTATCACGTAGGTTGTACCTAGTGGTGCCTTTCTTCTTTATAAAGGAACGCCTTAAACAGTACTGCGTTTATCGTAGCAGCTGACCTTAAGGTTTATTACCATGCCACGGGTTGGTTACCGCCGACCGGCATCAGATGAAAATCTGACTTTCCTTATAGGAAGAAGGAATACTACTGCTTACTTCCTTTGATTTCTCAAAGGTGCAATTTCACTCTCACGAGTGAAGAGTAAGCACAACCATATGAACAATAGAAGTTTATACTTCTAATTACGTTCATGAGACTTCGGTTTCCTGATTATGGACTTATCATCCACTCTCAGGGCCGCAGACACGTTGTGAAACGGAGATGAATTCTCTGAAGTTTATCACTTCTATCCAACATTGGTTAGAACCTGAGAACGTGGGCTGGCAAGCCTCGGTTTCAGAATCCTAACCCCCTGTTGACGAATATGATTCTTCTATTAAAATCCATAAATCTTGGATAAGAAGACATCATCTATAGAGGTATTGAGAAATTTCGAATACATATAGAGAGAGGTCAAAATACCAAGAACTAATAAAGAAATACAACATCTTTATTATTGGAGTTTCAATTCACAAGACGCGTAGAGCAAATCCTTATTAAGGATCTGGGGAAACACTTTGTTTCCCTCCACCGGCAATGCCGG